AATGAGCCGCGTGAAGCCATATAAAGCCAAGCGTCGGATCGCTGATTACGCTGCCATTGCATCGGCATGCAATCAAGCCGTCGAGCAATATCGTCACTCTATTCAATGGGCATTCGATCTAAGGAAGCCGGAAGGGTCTATCCACTTCCCTGATATAATGTCCAAGAAAAAGACATCTCTGATTGGTCGTGTTATGCAGGCAGAGCTTACCGCAATCATCGAGGATGAGCCACGATATGGGTATAAGCCGAGGACAGATGCTATGATTGAGAACGCACAACGCGGAGCCGTTATGCAGCTTGCAAAATATCTTAGCGAAAACGGTCTGGTATCTGAGGTGCGCGAGTCAGTTCCAGGGATTGGAGCTCGTTTAACCTTCACCTGTTTTGCCTGTAAGATTACGGAGTAACCATGACTGAACCTGAATCCATATCGCAGAGCTTGTGCGATTAATTAAAGAGAGAATCAAATGAAGACCGGCGACTTTTACCACAAAATGAAATCTACCGACAGACTTCGCGGGGTCGCCTGCGAAAAGTACGTCCTGCAAGAGGTGTATGCTTCCCCTGCTGAGATAGTTGCAGACCTTAAGATTATGGTCGCTCAAATCGACGCGCTAGAATCAAAGTTGTGTGATTCAAAGACTTCTTTGTCTAGGCTGATAAATGCGAGATTTGAGATTGAAACGGAAATTTCCGCCGCGTTTAAGAAATGGCAGTTCCTTTATGCTGAAACGAAAGAAATCAAATGAGTGAGCCTGAATTCATCATGAAGCCAATCAATGATCCTGATAAAGTCGTCTGCATCAGCTTGGAGTTGCTGGAGGCGTATGTTGAGCTTCAGCGAGCGGCTGAGGCTTGGGAAGACGCTGGGGATATTTGCTGGGGCGAAGAGAAGCGGCTAAGTGTGGCTATTTGTAACGTGCGTAAGGCTGTGGGCTCCCATGAATAGCTGCACACGCTGCGGATCATACGCAATAAACCCGGCAAGTCATGGCCGCAAAAAAGATGCTGATTTGGATTTGTGCGATGTTTGCTATTGGCGGAAGCGGGAGGAAGAGTTGCGGGCCGTTATGTTGCGTGGGGCGATTGCGGATATGGAGAAGGAGAAATGAGCCTAGCTTGTACCAAGTGCAAAGGACCAACAAAGGTCTACGACACACGAAAAGCAGGAGCACACGGGATCTGGCGAAGACGTAAATGCAAAACTTGCGATAATAAATTTACTACTGTAGAAAAGCCCGTTAATCATGAGTAAAGATAACGCAGAAGAAATTGCCAAAATAATGTGCGAAACAATGCAATACGTGTACCCGAATAAAAAGAAAGTTTCTTCAAGCGAAGAGGGGCTTGCGTACGCAGAAGCTCTAATGTCTTTGGTAAAAACAGATTTTACAAAATAAACCTTTTAACTCCTACTCACGGACACCTTGAGAAACATGAAACTAAGACCGTATCAAGAAGCCGCTATCGACGCTTTGCGTGGCGCATTAAATGACGGCATGGCCCGCCCCCTGGTGTGCATGCCTACCGGCAGCGGAAAAGGCCCGACAATCGCAACGCTGGTGCATCGCGTTCATCTTAAAGACCCATCTTCTAAGATCGTTATTGCCGTTCACACGCAGGAGCTAGTCGAACAGCTTTCCAAGACCTACGAAGCGATCAGCGGGACAAAGCCAGCGGTGTACTCGGCTTCGCTTGGCGTAAAGAAGATCGGACCTGTGACCTTTTGCCAAATCCAATCGATTGCAAACAAGGCGTGCGATTTCGGATCTATTAAATTGCTGGTTGTGGACGAATGCGACCGCATGCCCCTTACCGGGGAAGGCCAATACCGTACGTTTCTCAAAGAAGCCGCTATCGTTAACCCGAAGATCCGTATCGCAGGTTTCACGGCCACGCCGTACCGCATGGGATCGGGCTTGGTGTATGGAGAAGGCCAGCCGTTTTCCGACATGGTGTACGATATCGGCATCAAGGAGCTGGTTCACGAGGGCTACCTGTCGCAGTTGGTATCAAAGGACGGCGGCGCACCGGATTTGACAGGCGTTCATGTACGTCAGGGAGACTTCGTGGCGAGCGAACTGGAAGCGATCATGTCCGACGAGGACACCGTCGCCAAGGCATGCGCTGAGATCATGCGCTATGGACAAGACCGCAAGGCGTGGCTCATATTCGCATCGGGCATCAAGCACGCCAACCTGATCAGTGCCGCGCTAAAGACGCACGGCGTCGAGGCTCCTGTTATTGAGGGAAACATGGACAAGGCCGAACGTGCGCGATTGATCGCGGCGTATCGCAATAAAGAGCTTAAGGCGTTGGTGAACGTCAACGTCCTAAGCGTTGGTTTTGACGCCCCTCATGTTGATTTGTTGGCCTTGATGCGTCCGACAAAGAGTAGCGGGCTGTACTACCAGCAAATTGGTCGTGGTCTGCGGCGTGCTGAAGGAAAGATTAACGCTATGGTCCTTGACCTAAGCGGAAATATTTCTCGTCACGGTCCTATCGACACGTTGAACGAGCGCATAAAGAACAAGAAGAAGTCTGATAAGGAAGGCGTTGCGCCGACCAAGACATGCCCAAAGTGCCAAGAGATCGTCGCAGCCGGCGTTCGGCTATGTCCGTGCTGCGAGTTTGAGTTTCCGCCACCGGAGATTGCCAAGCACGACACCGTTGCTGCGTACGACACCCCCCTATCTAACTCTGAAATACGCGAAATCCCGGTAGACGCCATGACGATTCGCGTGCATTCCTCTAAAGATCCGAGCAAAGCGCCGACGCTGTGCGTCAACTACATGTGCGCATCGACCAAGATCAGCGAGTGGCTGTCGGTTGACGAAAAGGCGCATACGTGGGCACGACACAAAGCCAAGCAATGGTTTCGTGATACGCCATTGGAAAACGCCGACGGAAAGCAGATTGTCGTTCGTGATGATGGATTGTACGGAATTACCGCAGAAAGCGAGATTCGGCTAACGACCGCTATGGCGTGCGTTCAGTTCCTGGCTTGCATTCCGAAACCCACACGCATACGCTTCCAGACCACACCGGAATCGTCCAAGTTCCCCAAGGTGTTGGGTCGGAGCTTCGCGTGACCCCTATTGAACTTGCCCAAAAGGGCTGGCACCTTATCCCGTGGTCAAAGCGTGCTTCCTCAAGCCGCCAGCCGATGGTGAAGGGGTATCTCGGAACACTGCCAACACCGGAGGAAGTTGCTGAGTGGCATCGCAAGTGGCCGTCGTGTGATTGGGCGATCAAGCCTACGTTCCACGTCGTGCTTGATATTGAGATGAAGAATGGCCTGGACGGGGAAGCCGAACTGATCGAAAAGTTCCAGCCCTTAGAGGGTTTCCCTAGTACCAAGACTTTCAACGGGGGCCGTCACGTCTGGATGCGCGTACCTCATGACTGCACGCTCAAGGGCGGCGTGTGGATCGGTGACGCCCTGGAAGTTAAATTCAAAGCGAGCGTTCACATACCTCCATCGGAAGGGTACGAGTGGATAACGTCACTTGGATCGCTGACCGATGTTCCGATGGCTCCCGATTGGTTCATGGAAGCATGGGCCAAGGCCGCCCCCGTCAGTATCAAGGCCACGGAAACGGCATCGTTCCCCGAGGGTCAGCGACATGCGCTGCTATGCTCGGCTGCGGGCGCGTTGCGTAACCTGGGGTTGGGCGAAGAAGGCATCTTCCTTGGGTTGCAGGGCGTGCGTGCCGATCGCTGCGAAAACCCCGAGACGGTCACCGATGACGAGTTGCGTGGAATCGCCAAGTCGTACGCGGAAAAAGAAGCCAGCGAATCGTTCGATATGCGGCTCGCACGAGGCGAAGAGCGGGCCGTGATGGTCGCCAATTTCATGGCGCGTAAGATTGTGCATAAGGACGAACCCGACCGGCACGCTGACGAAAGCTGCCCCAGGCTGAACGATAGGCAGTTGCGCCCCACCCCGATGATTGCTGCGTGGGTCGATTGGGTTCTGGGCAACGCTGAGTGTCGTCAACCAGAGTTGACTTTACTTGCTGCGTGCGTAGGTATCGGTTGCGTCATGGGGCGTCGTCCGACGTGGAAATTCACCCATGCGAATGTCTACGGGCTTGGAATGGCATCCTCGGGATCAGGTAAGGATGCTCCGCTTCACTCTATTGAGGAGGTCCTACGTGCCGCTGGATGGGACGACCTTATAGGCGCTGCAAACCTAGGCTCCGACGTGGGTATGCTCGACCAAATCACCCAGCATCCAGACATCGTGTGGTCTATCGACGAGATCGGTATTCTGCTTGAAAACTTGAACAAGACGCAGGTTCCGACATACATCTCTAACATCATCTCATACCTGTTGCAGTTGTCGTCATGCAAGGCGTTCAACGGACGTGCTTTAAAGGGCGTAGCCCCCCAACGCATTGAGCAACCGTACCCGTGTATCTTCGCATGCACGCAGCCGAAAATATTCCTTGGTGCGTTCAATGAGCGCATGGCCGACAATGGGTTTTTCAATCGGTTTACGGTGTTCTTAGGCGAAGACCTCCCCAATCAACAGATTGACGTTCTTCGTGCAGCTCCGCCTGAGGATCTGATTGAAGCCTTGAAGTCGGCACGCGAGAAAGCAACTAGCCCGTTGATGAACGGATCGCACGGAGGAAAGCCGGGACCGGCTGAGATCGCTGCAACACCGGAAGCCCTGGAACTATACCGGAATAAGATAATCCACTACAACAGCATCAAGATGGAGCTGCGCAGTAAGGACGTGATGCGGGCCACCCTCGCAGCGCGCACCTTGGAGCGGGCGAACAAGTTCACGCTCATATACGCATGGACGCTTGATCCCGCAAACCCTGTTGTCACACCTGAAGCCGTAGAGTGGGGCTGCGAGATAGCCGAATTCAGCAACGCATGCTTGCTTCACTGTTTAAAGAACCGCATCGCATCACCGCATGATGAACTAGCGCGAAAGATATTGACCATCATTGAGAGCTACGAGCAGACAGGCGTCTCTCAAAGCGACTTCACTCGACACGCACAAAGCATCGAGCGAAACAAACGCGAGTCGATAATAGCGGACCTACAGCAGAGCGGGAAAGTTTACGTATTTACCAAGAAGAACGAATCAGGCCGAGTAGTTAAACGCTACAAGTCCGCTAAGTTTATCACACAAGAGGAGCGAACATGAACACTGAACAAGCTATCATCTGGTTTACCGCTATGGTAGACCGCACTCACGAAGCCCCGCCTGATGTCGTAGCGCGACTGCTACCACACGTCGGCACATTGAAGAAGTTTGCCGAAGCGATTGCCGAACGCGCTAACGAGCTGGCACGCTCTGACGAATTGCCGGGCTACACCAAGGGCGAAGGTCGCGCTAAGGCACTAGCTTGGGTAGACGACGCAGATCTCCCTGCTTTCCTGTATGAGAGCAAGCCCATGTCGCCAGCTCAAGCAATTAAGTATAAGCTCATTTCGGAAGATGCGGCAGTCAAACAAGGATGGGCCGTGCGTGGTGCTAGCGAAATGGTTGCTGTAAAGCTAGATGAGGTGAAGCCGGTTGCTGCCCCGCGTAGGGTTGCGCCACCACGTAAGGTTGTGGAGCCTGTTATTCCTGACGATTTACCGTTCTGATCATGAACCACACTACCGACTACCTAGACATCATCGGACCGGAGCCCGATCTATCCGACTATCGGGATTTGCACCGATGGGATAAATGGGGTGTGTGGTTCAGACGATTTTCAAAGCTAGCTTCGTTTTCCAACGGAACAGTTGACGAAGACGGAACTGTACGATACGCGCCCGTTCTACGCTCACAACGAACACGGATTTTTAGAGAGCTATGAAGAAACCTTCAATAGTTTAATGGAATCGCCTCGCGCTACCTACATGGGCGACGGATGGTTTGCGATCTACGAAAAGATTGAAGAAGGACACACCTCTAATCGGGAGCCGCCCACATGAACAAAGCAACCGTTGCCGATTTGCAAGCCCTTCTCAGCCACTTCAGGCCCGAAGATCCGCTAGTCATCGAATACACCAAGAGTGCGGACGAGGATGGCTACACGTACCGCAAGGAGCAACTCGTGACGCGGATAGCAATACACGGAAACGCAATAGTTTTTAAGACGGGCAATAAATGAAACTCAGTATCGACTTTGAAACTCGTAGCTTAGCCGACCTTCCAATAGGCCGCGAGCTCGGTGACATGTTCAATCGTTTCGACCTAGGGGAGGATTTCGAGTGTGTGCCGTGCGATGGGCGGCGATTGCTCCGGGTCGAGTATCCTGACTGGTGGGCGCAAATGGCTGCCACGGGGCACCGATTCGGCGGGGACGCTGAAGGCTCCAACGTCCCCGACTGCCGCTTCACGCCGACCAGCGAGACGAGCTACCGCATCCGCGTTCTCCCCTACAAGAAGTGACCATGAAACTCAGTATCGACTTTGAATCAAGAAGTCTCGCCGACCTGTCCGAAGTCGGTGCATGGAACTATTCGCTGCACGAAAGTACGGTCGTGCTGATGTGCGCTATTTCGGCTGATGGAGGAAAGGCTACGTGCTTTGATTGCCGCCAGCCGGACGCGCTAAACGTCGTCAAGATCATGCTGCAAGATGCGGACGAGATCCACGCTTGGAATGTCGGCTTTGAGTACGCCTTGATTACAAACGTACTTAAGCTGGACATTCCGCTGCTGCGGTTCTTTGACACGATGGCAAAAGCGTGTGCGTTTTCAGTGCCCGCATCACTGGGTAAGTGCGGCGCGGCGTTGAACTTATCGATACAGAAGGACACGGAAGGAGACCGGCTCATGAAGCTGTTCAGTATGCCCGCTAAGGCAGGTAAACTGAAGGGGCAGTTGCGTGACATGACGCCGGAACTCGAATCCGAATATGCCCGCTATATGGACTACTGCCGCCAGGATGTGGAATCCGAGATGGCGATTGGTGCAGCGTTGCCGGATCTGACGGGTGACGATCTGGCGTTCTGGCGCACGACTTGGATCACGAACCTGCGCGGCATTCCTATCGATATGGAGTTGGTCACCTCGCTTCAGAAGATGGTCGAGCGCGGTGAGAAAGTTATCGGTTCTGCCGTCAGCGAGCGTACTGACGGAGCCCTTGATGGGTACGTGCTCAAGAACAACCACAAGAAGGTGTCAAAGTATCTTGACATCCCGAGCGTGGCCAAGGCGTACGTCACGGAAGTGCTGGCCCGCGCGGATGTTGATCCCAAGACACGCGAGCTGCTAGAAGCACGGCAAGCGTTGGGCCGTACCGCCGTGGCGAAGCTGCCGAAGTTCAAGAACTACGCATCTGTTGTGGATCACCGCGTACGGGATGCACACCGGTTTAACGGCGCACAGTCGGGCCGCGATACGAGCCTTGGCATTAACCTGATGAACTTGCCACGCGGTGCGAAGTTCGATGTGCCAAAGCTGATTGCGTGTGCTAAGGCGGATGATTGGGAAGGCTTCTTTGAGGCGGCAAAGTATCACCTCGGTAAGAGCGGGCCGGTCCCGGTGCTGTTTGATCCGCTGGGCGCGGTTGTTGCGTGTCTGCGTGGCTGCATCGCACCTAAGCATGGCGTCCTGTATCAGTGCGACTATGCGAGTATCGAGCCGCGTGTGCTAGCTTGGTACTCGGGCCAGGAGTGGGAGCTAGAGGCGTGGCGGAAGTACGATGCAAAGCAGGGGCCGGACCTGTACAAAGTGTTCGCTGGCAAGGCATGGGGCATTGAACCAGATGCGGTATCCGGCGATCAACGCCAGCTTGGTAAGGTAGGCAAGCTCGCTGCTGCGTACCGCACCGGATGGAAAACCCTTCAGACACAAGCAAAGGACGCCTACGGACTAATTCTGTCTGATGCAGAGGCACAGTTCATCATCGACGGATACCGTGCAACACACCGTGAAAACGTGGCGTTCTGGCACAATACCGAGAAGGCCGCAGAGAAGGCCGTTGACAATCCAGGTTCCGTATACAGCATAGGCAAAGCAGCGTACCGATTCGATGGCTTGCATCTGCAATGTCGTCTCGTTTCTGGTCGCAAGATCACCTACCCGTATGCCACCATGGAGACCGTTGTGCATCCTGAGTACGGTCCAAAGCGCCAGTTGCACTACATGCGCGAAGATGGTCCCGGTGAGGTGTGGCGCAAGATCAGCACTCATGGCGGGGTGCTTACGAACCACATTGTGCAGGGTACTTCTGGCTGCCTGCTACGCTATGCTTGCAACAACCTGGAAGCGGCGGGGTTTAAGGTGATCCTTCGTATTTACGACGAGATCGTAGCAGAGATGCCCGACGCTTCACGATTCGACGAGTTTCAACGCATTATTCTCCAGCTTCCGGAATGGGCAGAAGGTCTGCCTGTCAGTGGTGCTGGTTGGGTTGCTGAATGCTACAAAAAGGACGGATAAAATGAGTGAAAACACTATGCCTGTATGGATTATGGCAGGGGGTAATTGCAAAAATCTACCCGATGTCGTCAACCACCCACCGCACTACACGTCACACCCAAGCGGCATCGAGTGCATTCAAATCACGGAACACATGGGCTTCAATTTGGGTAACGCGATTAAATATGCGTGGCGGGCTGATCTAAAGAACAATGCGATTGAGGACTTAAAAAAGGCCGTCTGGTACATTCAACGAGAAATCGCTAAACGCGAGAAGACAAATGGCTGATACCGAACAACTACCTAACGAATGCGCGTTGTGCCTTGTTTGCGGCACCCCTGTCAGTAGAGGACGAAACATTTTTTGCTCGTCTGAATGTAGTTCAGAGGCGAAAATAGAGGCACACGCCTTATCAGTGCAATGCGAAGTCTGTAAGGCCTGCGGAGTTATAAAGGGGTCGGCTGCAATACAGGCATACCGGAAAACGGGCTACTGGACTTGTTCTAAAGCGTGCGGTGCGGCACAGAGATCAAAAGTAAGCAGAGCACGCATGTTGGCCAAAAGAAAAACTACCGACGTTCCTGAAAACACACCCTGTCACGTGTGCGGTAAAGATATTACGATAGACGACACTACTAAAATAGGTCTTTTGCGGAGAAGCCGCTATGTTCGAGGGGTGCCACAAACATGCAGCCGCCAATGCTCCGCTGCCGCAGGGCATGCGGTTCGATTTGCTGCGATAAGGGCTTTTGAAGCGTCTTGCCCCGAAACTACACCTTGTGGATACTGTGGCGCGGCTATTGAAATAAAAAGTGGCACAAGGTCAAAGCAACAAAGAAGACTACGTCTTCTGTTTCAGAAAAAAAAACATATTTTGTAGCACATCATGTTCCTTAAAACACACGAAAAGATATGAAAATCCAACTACCCGGTCTTGAACCCTGTGCTAAAGCTCGCCCCCGTGTCACAGCACGGGGTACGTACATGCCCAAACGCTACCAAGACTGGCGCAAGAAGTTCGTGGCGATGTGGCGATCTACGGTTCCACATTACCAATGGAACGAACCCGTGGGTATTAACGTGCGGTGGACTACGCCGACCGGCAAGTGCAAGCCGGACCTGGACAACGCGATTGCGGCCATCTTTGATGCGTTGCAAGACGCAGGCGCGTTATCAAACGACTCGCTTGTGCGGTCAGGAAGTTTCCGTATCGACGTAGGCCCGTTGGCGACCTACGTTGAGATCACTCCTCACGTGTGAATTGTTCTACAATACGTTTAGCGTCGCTATCATGGCGCATGATGTAGCGACGCGCCTTTAACGGCATCGCTTCAAGGATTGCGGCCATGCGCTTAGTACCAAAAGTACTCACGTAGGGAAGCCCCCTCAAGAACTTCTTTTTGTCGGCTTCGCTAAGCGTAGGTAGGTAGCTACTCAAGACGGCTTGTGCGCCGTCTTCGTCGCCTGCAAGTAGGCGCTTGCGAAAATCGGAACGCGCTTTGGCATCGTCTGATTGTTCTGCTGCCCCCATACGGCTTCCGTAGAGCTTTGAAGCGGCGCTATACATTATCTGCTGCGCTAGTTTTCCGCCGCGATCATCGCTGGACAATGCTTCCTTAACACGCCGTGCCGCAGGGAACAGACGCGACGGTTCGCCTTTGCTTGCTGCCGTGTATACTAAGTTTCCGACCATAACGGGCCACGACAACATCGATGCCACCGCTACGCCTGGGCTAGAGGAATCACGACTCATGTAGTTGAGCATGCTACCGGGAACAGCTCCGCCTACGACGTTGGCCAAAAGAGGAACGTTTGACTCTTTGCTTTCCCAAAACATCCCCAAAGCGGATATGCCGTAGGTAAGCGCGGTACCGATGGCGGTTGCGGCGGATGCGCTGACGCCAAGACCTGCGGCAGATTGAGCCAGCATAGCCGATGCGGTCGCTAAGCGTACGCGCATAGGTGCTTTTTCGTTAGCAATGATGGCCTTGGCTCCGTCTATTGTTCGTAGCATATTGCGAACGCGGTTTTCACCGTAACGACGGAAGAGCGCCCCCATCGTGTTAACTATTTCAAGACGCGATCCGCGAGCGGTTTGTGCAAGGTTCCTTTTAGCGCCGGTCATGTTCTCTGCGATCATAGTCGCCAAGACTTTAACGTCCGTATCCGATGCACGCTTTTCACGAAAACGCGCCTGCATTTCAGGCGAAACCCGATTCATGGTTAAAAAGCCTTCGTCAAGTAAAGTTACGCCCTCTTCTTGCAAATGCTTAGCCCACGCACGGCCACCCTCGTAGCCTACCGTGTGCGTATAGCGGTTAACGATATTACGCCCGGCTGCGCGCTGAACCCCTGCTGCAAAGTTGCCGGTAGCTTGAGTCATAGCACCGCGTAAGTCTACGCGGTTTTTAACGTCCGAATCAAGACCTCCCTCAGCCACTGCTCGCTTGTTACGAACAGCACCGTTTGCAAGCCCCTCTAGTGCGTAGGTCAGTGGAACGTGGTTAACGATATTAACTACTTCCGACACGTCCACGGGAGCAGTTGCGCTAGTCAGTAGTGAGCCAACAACGCGCTTGGCGTTGTTAATACCCTCAACCGCGCCTCGATCACCCGCATTCCATCGCAACTCGCCAAACCCGTTGTACGCATTGATCGCGCGGACTACGGCAGCTTTTTGTGCATCGGCCACACCGTTCAGTTGCGGCATCAATTTACTCAAATCGCTAACGTCAACAGCCCCGCCAAACGCCTTATAGAATCCGATACGCCGGGCAGTGCCTTCGAACGTACTGCGCACGTAACGTGACGGGTCTGTTTCTAGCAGGCGGATGTAGTTGTCGCCGTCGCGCAAGTGTGATGGAAACTCTTTGTACTTGCGCCCTATTTCCATAGGGTCGAGCCGCACCCCTGCACCCTTGCCGAGCGCATCTAATCCAAAGAAATCCTTCTTTATCTGCTCAGGCGCTACGCCGTTAAGTTCGGACATAGCGCGAACAAACTTAGATCCAAGGACGCTATCAGAGCCGCTAGCCAGGATGCCGTGCGTGTCTCCCGTAAAGTGACGGATGAACACGTTTTTTCCGGTGCCTTTGCCAATCGGTACGCCTGCTGCGAGAGCTTCGTCGCGAGTAGATTGGTTGGCTAGATCTTTAGCATCGACAAACTGTTGGAGATTTTCAGGAACCTCTAGCTTGCCTTCAAGCATCATCTTCCAAGGGCTGTTAGCGTACTCCTGCTTAGGGTCCATCGGCTTTGAAGGCTGATCGGCTTCGTGAAGTGCCTTGGCCTTACTAGCGTCCATGGTAGCTGCGCCAGTCCGTGCTGTCTCCATGGCTTTGTGCATACGCTGCTGTGCAATATGCGACTCTTCAATAGCTTGATTGATACGGTCGCCCGCATCGCGCACGGGAGCCGAACTACTACGTTTAAGGCGATCTGTGGAGTCATCACCAATCATTTCCATAACGGTACGCACTGCGCGGCCCGTATGTGTTCTATCTCCACTCAGCGCCTCCGACGCATTGTCTACTATCCGACCGACGCCGCGCTTAGTTAAACGACCTACGACTTTAGCCCCCTTGCCTAGGGCCTGCATTCCTTCAACAAGCGGAATAGCCGGATTAATAGCTGCGCCGGAGCGCGTTACGTCACGACCTGCAACCCGGCGTGACAGATTCTTGGCAGCTACATCAACACGATTCTTCTGCTCTGGCGTCAGATCGGAATACGCGACCGTCTCCTTAGGATCTACGGTCATGCGATCGGTGACAAGGCGCGCTTTGCCAGTGGCGGGTTCTACGAGATAGCGCGGCTCGGGCGCTTGAACCGGCGTTCCTTCCTGTACCGGAGCGGTATCCGCTGCCGTATCAAACTCTTTTCCCGTCTGGCCCTCAAGAGTTGGGTATGCGCCTTCGTAGGTATCGCCAGCCGTATTACGTTGCGGGATAAGATTCTCAACGCTGTACTCATGCGCGGCTTGAATTTCAGCCGCCCGCTTTTCGGAAAGATTCTTAGCGCCCAATTCGTCCATTAGGCGCGTTGCAGTACGGCGATCCAAACGTTCTGCTTGATACGCGGAACGTACGGCTTCACGAGCGGCCTTCGCTTGCTCACGCGAAGCAACAGCAGCTTCTTCCCCAGCGCGGTTTGTAGCATTGCGCATGCGGTTTGCCTGCTGCTCACGTCGAACTTGAGCAAGCGGGTCACCGATAGGGGCGGTTACAGCCCCCTCTAGCGTAGTTGACGGCATGTCCCGCGCTTTAGGAATATCTTCAATGCGAGGTATTACTACCGGGCCTTCTGGTTTAGCCGTCGCCCTATCGGGAACGGTAGGAAAGTCCCCCATAACCTCGTTGGCGCGTGCCATGAAACGTACGCGATCTGCAATCGGATCGCGTACGGTTTCACCCATGCGCTGCGATGCCGCCTCGGCACGGGCTTGAGCCACTACATCGTCAGCGTTGAGACCGAGTTTACGTGCAGCGTCTCGGGCATACTCGGGGGCTAGATCGCGACGCGCTTCCGCATCGCGCTGCGCTATTTCGGCTTCCTGTTGCGCCTGCTCGCGAGCATACTGCTCTTGATCAGCCGCGTTGAATGCTTCTCGA